CGTTATTTTCACTACTCATATTTTTATACCCCATAGTTTATTGATTAATTGTACTTGTTCATCTGCTAAATCTTTATAATAAAAAAAATGATTTAAGTCTGGTGGCTCCATCATGTTAGCTAGTCTATTGATGTTACCTTCTGCAAACATAATCATCTTCTCCCATGTTAGAATTTTATCTATCATGATATTATATAGATGTTGCAAATGATCTGCCTTCATTAACTCATGGCTCTTATCAAAGATGACATAATCTTTATCATTAACATATACCAAGTAAGGTATCTTCTTTGTTGCCATGTAGTAGAACGAAGTCTGTGTAAGGTTTTCAATCGTTGGCTCAGTAGGTAGATCTTGAGAGATCATGTTCCATTCTTCTTTGCCTTTAACCTTTCTTAAATTAGGTGGTTTAGTTTTTAATTCTATAAATTTTGTTTTAGTTTCATAATCAATACGACCAATGACAGGCTTGATCATGTCAAATTCTTTTAGTTCAACATATCTTTCACAAACTAATTTATCTTTACCAATAATATTTTGCACAACTTTCTTTGTGATTGGAATACAATCTTCTGCAAACTTAATCATCGCTTCTCTGCCGAACTTATCTTTTTCATCAACAGGTGGATTTGCATTTATGTTTTCTTTTTCTTGATCGAAACAAACTTTATAATCTTTATCCCATTCTGTTTCTTTAATTGTTTTAGATTTATAAATTACATCTGCGATCATCTTTTGAACCACATTGTTTACTAGGTTGCCAAAGTTTGCTTTGTATCTAAATGGAAACTTCCTTCTAACTTCTTGAGGGAAAGTATAACCTAATAAATTTTTTGCAAAGGGTGTACTTGTAGATGAATAAGACCAATGATCTAATCCTTCACCACCATTAAATATTGAGAATGCTTTTTTTGTTTTATCGTTTTCCATTTTTTTCCAATCTGTTTTTTTGATAACGATTACAATGATTTTAATAGGTTGTCAACGGATAATTATAATTGTATAACGGAAAGAAAATGACTAAGAAAAAACTACCATACAAAAAAGTTCGAATCATTTGGGTTGATATTTGTAGCTCATCTCAATGGTATGATGATCTTAATGATGTTGATAAGTTTAGCTACAGTTGGTGTGAGGATATTGGTTATCTATATTATAAAGATTCTAAAGTAGTAAAAATATTTACCTCTTATTCTTATGATGAGGATAAGTTATCTGTTGGAAATATAACTGCTTATCCTAGATCAGTAGTTAAAAAAATAATATACGAGAAATGATATGACATATTCTGGAATCTTTGATGAGACTGATTGTAAGCAAGAACTTAAACGAGCCAAAAAATATATTAAGAAACAAGCTGATATAATTTTTGCACTTGAGAAAGAGATTGAAGAAAAAGAAAATGAGATTAGGGTATTAAAAAATGGCACGTGATGTGTATGCTTTCAGCAATGGATTGTATTCTGATTGGCACAGAAAATATGACGGCATTGCTTATATAGATGTTGATAGTGTTGAGTGTTGTCAGTATTGCTTTGAACCTTTAGCTATCATTGAGACTTGCTATGATAAAAATCAAAAATGGAAGGCAACAACCCTCTCAAAGATCATCGCTGAACGCTTAAATATACCCTGCTTTTTAGTTTTCTATAAAGAAAGCACACCTGGGAGCCTAACCTTTAGGATCAAGCGTATACGCAGCTCTAAGACAGAGTTTAGACTTATGAATGAGGACCAATGGGTTAAAATCTTGAGGTCTTTGCATAACCACCACAAAACAAATTGTAAATCAACCAAACGAAAGGATAAATAATGAACATAACAACTAGAGGTTTTCTTCATGTAACCTATAAGCTGTATCATCACTTAGATATTTTAAATGGGGAAGAAAAATCTACCTGTTTAAATGTATTTTTGTCTGTGATGAAATATGCTTGGAAGAAAAATGGATACAAGGCAGGATTAAGACACGAAACTATTGCTAAAGATACAGGATTATGTAGAGCTACTGTTAAAACTGCGTTAGCTAAACTTAATAAATTAAATATCATATCAGATATTAGAGGTCGATCTGGTAAAACTTATATTGTTAATGATACATTTTTAAAAGCTGAGAACACTTATGATAGCCATAATACGACTATCTCAAAACCTCAGATAGCTAAACATTTAACGTCAGATAGCCAAACATTAGCTACATTAGAAGAACAATATACATTAAATAATATAGGTAATATTGTTAAGAGATTTGCAGGGGATACTCAGAAGATATTAGATGAACTATCCAAGCTACCTCTGGATGAACTTAAATCAGAAACTGTTAATGTTTATTTATGTAAGCAAGCTATTCAACTGAAAGAGGATAAGGAAAGAGAGAGTAAAGCAACTTATGTTAATAGTGAGAAAATTCTGTCGGCATTGTCCAGAATAAAGAAACAAGCTAACCCAAGATACAGAGAGAAAGTTGAATACAATAAACGTAATGGGATTAAACCATGGCTCAAGTCAGAAACTTGAGAGATAAATAGGAGAAATAAAATATGGTAGGGAGACCAATGAGAAAGGTATTTTGCCAAGGTCATACTCGTGCTGGGTTAAGGCAAGGTTTAAAAATACCTTGTAGAATGAAAGGTTATCCACTATCTGGTGGTAAAGTTTTCAAATGTAAATATCATGGCTATCAAAACTATGATAAGTTTAACAAAGCTAATTACACAGATGAAAGTAGAATAAAACAACTATCAAAACTAATACAATTTAGGAACTATACTGATGAGCAAATCAAAGAATACTATTACAACAAAACCAAACCAAGAATTATTAACAAAGGAAAGTCTGTCTATCATAGAAGAAAAATTGGTAAACGGAATGACGCTTTCAGAGATCATTCAAGACAAGCAGTATCCGTTCAGCTTGATGAAGTTTTATGCTTACTTAAGAAAAAATCCAGAGTTAGAGACAAGGATACTTGAAGCCAGAAAACTAGGTGTTCAAACTTTAATTGATAAACTGTTACAAGTATTTAACTATCAAGAAGTTGAATCTCCTAATGAGATATTATGGATAAGAGAGAAAGCTAAGTTTGTTCAATGGGTTGCAGGAAAAATTACTGATCTATATTCTGATAACAAAACTATTAAGCAAGATATTGATACTAAAATGTCTATTAGTTGGGAAGATAACTCTGATAATATGATTGATGTATCTGAGGATGTAACAGATATTACACCCCCAGATAATAAAGATTAATTGTGCAATCTTTCTGTTCTTGTTCTAAATGTTTTTCTAGTTTTTTTGCTTAAAGTTTTTTCAATTTTATTATTTAAAATATAATCAAATGCTTTTTGATTGTTAATAAAAAGTTTCTTATCTAAATCAATTTCATTCCAAACTTTTGAATAGCCATTAAAAATATACTTATTTGTTTTTTGTGTATGATTTAAAAACTTACATTTGAATGGACAATTTTGTGAGAATGGTACTATCCAATCTGTTTGTGGGTTTTCATTCCATAAAAACATCTTCATTAAAAAAAGATTTAAACTAGGTGGTGTATTTATTTGTAAATTATATTCTGGTTTAAATTTATATATCCACCTTGCTTCATAGTATCTTCTGAAATAAAAATTTTCTAAACATTTTATTTTTTTAGATGTAATTACTTTAACATCACAAACCTTATCATCAAATCTTCTTAGCTGTACTCTTGATCTTCCATTTTGACTTTCGCCTATGTAAATAATTTTTTTAGATTTTTTATTAATTACAAAATAAATAAAAATTTCTTTTAGTTCTAAACTTTCTGGCATAATATTTTATGTGAGTGCCAAAGATGTATTGACACCCACAAATAATAAAGATTAATTTTTAATTATTTGTTTTAAAAACTTCTTTGCTTTCACTTTGTCTTTAACAAAGATAAATCTTTTTTTTATTATTGTATTTAAAAAACTTTCTAGTTCTTGATTAGAAAACTTTTTAATCTTTTGTTTTGGATAATCTATAACGTACATATTTCCCTTTCTGTTTGTTGTTATATTTTTCTTGCTAGGTATTGAAACTTAGGATCATGATTAATGTTCCCATGCGTCAATCTTTTTTGGTACAGTTCCACAACACCACTTTCTGCCAATCTCATAAGTAGATTTGCTTTGTCTCTAACGTCATTATTGTAGAACCTATCTCGTGCTAAGTACCCAACATGATACTCAAAGACTTCTCCTTTGTCAGCTAACTTTATTACTGTATCGTAATTGTTTATAATCATTTTCTTTCTCCATTTGTTTGTTATTATTGTTGTTTATATTTTGTTGAGTTAGTTCTATTAACTGCATAACTTTACCAGTTAATAAATCATCATCATCAAAAAATTTTTTAAAGTTTATATTATACAATTATTTCTCCTCTATTTTTTTTGTGCATAACTTAACCACTCCATACCATTTATCTAACAGCAATTTTTTAACTGCGGGATCATTGCACAAGTCATGATCTCTTTTGATTGAACTTAATTGGTCCATGAAGTATTTAATATCTTTTTCTTTTTGTTCTCTCTTTTGTATCTTAATTGCTTCATGTCTTTTTGCTTTGTTATTACTTCTTACTAGATCTAATGCGTCAAAATCTATTGCCATTATTCCTCACTTTCTGTGTTAAATTCTTTTTTAATATAACAAGGTGAGCATAATAATTCATTGTCAAATGTTTCAATTAACTCACTTTCATTTTCTAAACAATCACAGTTGTCACATGATATTTGATTTTCCATTTTATTTCTCGCTTTCTATATTGTTATTATTGATACTATCATTAAAAATAAAACTACTACGCAACAGTAAAAATTTATATCTGTCATTTTGTCTCACTTTCTATAGTTCCCTCATCTAATATTTCATTCTCATCTAACGCATCAACTTCAACATAATCACAATAACCTTCATTATGTTTTTTTGTTGCCTCATCTAAACTATTAGCCTCAATTATACATTCCTCTCTCACTTGTTTATTTACATCACGCCAAAATATATATTGTTTCATTTATTTTCCCTCGCTTTCCTCATAACTTTCAGTAATTTGAAAGTGATCTCTTTCTATTATTTCATCGCCTGTGAAGTCTCCACTATTCACAATCTCTTTTGCTTTCTCTAATGTTTCAGCTTTTATTTTTACTTGTGAAGTACACTCCTCAACAAATGTTATGTTATATACTTTCATATTGTCTCGCTTTCTGTTTGTTTATCTAATGCGTTTTTGATTGTGCTTTCTAATTCCCAATATAAATCGCTACCCTTTTCTGTGTTTTTTGTACCGCCTATATTGCCTTCATCAACTTCAACATATTCATTTGCTATATCATCGTGCAAACTATCAATGAATTTAAAATATAAATCATCAGCTAATTCACACGCCAATTCAAAGTTTTTATTTGTCATTTTATTTCCTCGCTTTTTGTTTTTGTTGTTGCTTGTATTCTCTTAAACTTTTTGCATTGCTGAATCGTAGCAAATCAATTTGATAAAAATAAGGGTTCATATCGTCGCACTTCCAACCCTTTTTTTTTGCTTAATCTATTGACAAACTTAATAAAATTATCTTTCCAATGCATTAACAAGTACCCCACTTTTCAACATCTTTTTTCTTGCAATCATCTTCAACTACAATGTGAATATTTTGCCAATCTGTTGATTTGAAATCGTCTTTTATCCAATCTTGCTCAATCATTTCCGATTGTGCTGTTGTTAAAAAGTGATCGCCATATCCATATTGAAATGGAACAGCTAATTGTAATTGTCTTTGTGTATCAAGTACCCTTGCTGAGTGATAAGTATTTCCATTAACCTTATCACGCCATTTTTTTGCGTGTATTATGTATTTAATCATTTTTTTTTATCCTTTCTATTGGTTAATTAATAAGCTTGTATTATTAATCTTTTGCTGTTTGGTATTTCAATTACTGTCGTATGATTTCTTAAATCATCAAGACTTTTAATATCTGTGTAATTGTCTTGTACTTCTTTTAAGTTTTCATACTCATCAAAATCACATCTAAAAGCGATTGGATCAAATTCTAATTCTTGATCACAATCTTGCTCGTACTGTTCAAAGTATTCAAATAATGCTTTAGTACCCTCATAGCTGAAACCATGTTTGATCATCTCATCTGTAAAAGTGTGTTCTGTTATTGTGTCTTTCATTTTTTTGTTTCCTTTCGTTGTTTTCTATTGTTATATTTTAACTTGATTTATTTTTATAGTTGCCAAATTGTCGCATATTAGATTGACCATAAATGCAAGATATAAAGCATTAATGAAGTTAAAAAAGTTGTAGTAAATACAAAGAATAATATTTTATAGATCATAATTAATTAATCCTTTTTTTTTTTTAGTTAATAAAATTTCTTGCAACATCTAAAGCAAAAATTAAAAAACAACCAAACGCCAAAATAAATCCAGTTGTTTGATAATTTGGATCTGTTGCCAGTACCATTCCAGAAACAGACAATAATAATAATAAAACCCATTTTAAAATTATAAGCATATTTTTTTCCTTTCTTAGTTTAAAGCAATTAAACTTATTAATATAAACGCACTTAATAAAAACAAAGTATTAAAAGTATAAGCTAAGTAATACAATATAGTTTTTTTTCTGTTTTTTGTTTTCATAAATATTAATTTAATCTATTGGTTAATTAATGGAACATGACAAAACGTCACATCTAATTTAGAATGGTTCTAATGTTTAGAGAAGGTTGAAAGATATTAAGATCATAAGAGGTTAAAAGAATAGATAAGGTTGAAGATAGTTAAATGATAGTTAAAAGATCCTATTCTTATATTGACACGCCAACTTCTGTTCTCACATCAAGGCTATCGGCTAAGAATATTTCCGATAATTAATAGTTATAGGAATAACTAATGATAACTTTAATTATCGTTAATAATATTCTCTAGCTTTTTGGATATATTTATAGAATACTATACCCCCCTACCCCCTAGAAACTGCTGTCGTTTTATTATATATATATACATGGATAATTTCCACACCCATACACAGTCATACCCACAAACAACCCTGCACCCTTTTATCAACACTTTTCCAAATTTTATTTTTTTTATTGTTTCAAAACTTAAATACACTAGATGTAGTATATGGATTATCTTAATACCGAAGATTTAGATTGTATTGCTTATATTGATAAGAAAACTAATAATGTAGTTATTAGATTTGTTGGTCTCCCTAATGCGATAGCAGCAGAGCTGTTTACTGATTATGTAATGATGACATTAGGTGTAGATTATAATCCATTAGATAACAGAGAAAGATCTAAGATGGTACACTAATGAATATCAAAATCCCTTATACTCCGAGAAAACATCAATCTTATTTACATCAACAGATCAATAGATACAGATGGAGTGTTCTCGTGTGCCACAGAAGGTTTGGCAAAACAGTATGTATGATCAATCATTTGATTAGATCAGCATTGATGAGCAAGTTGAAGAATCCTAGATTTGCTTACATAGCTCCTACATTCAAACAAGCAAAGTCTATTGCCTGGGATTACATGAAGCAGTTCACAGCAAAGATACCAAACACAAAGTTTAATGAAACAGAACTAAGAGTTGATCTACCTAATGGAAGTAGAATAACATTACTTGGTGCAGAAAACTCAGATGGGTTAAGAGGTATATACCTAGATGGTTGTGTCATAGATGAATATGCTAACATTGATGGCAAACTATTCTCAGAAATAATTAGACCAGCTCTATCAGATCGTAAAGGCTACTGTGTCTTTATTGGTACACCTGCTGGAATGAACAATAACTTCTATGATCTATACCAACACGCAAATGGTGCAGAAGATTGGTTTAACTACAAAGCTAAAGCAAGTGATACTAAGATTGTAGATCCAGAAGAATTAGAGAAAGCAAAAGAAGTTATGGGTGAAAAGAAGTACCTACAAGAATTTGAGTGTGACTGGATAGCAAACATAGAAGGTGCAATATACGGAGAAGAGATTAACAAGATTGAAGATAAGAACCAGATAGCTAGAGTTCCCTACGATCCCACTTTGCCTGTCTCTACTGCTTGGGATCTCGGTGTCGCAGACCACAGTAGTATTATATTTTTTCAGCAAAAAGGAACATCAGTACAGATAATAGATTACCATGAAGAACGTGGTCATGGCTTACCTCACTACATCCAGATGCTAGAAGAAAAACCCTATATCTACAAAGATCACTTTGCTCCGCATGATATTGATGTGCAGGAGTTTGGCAATGGAAAGACCAGAAGAGAGATAGCATATCAGTTAGGAATTAGGTTTAAGGTAGTACCGAAGCTACCAGTAGAAGAAGGTATCCACGCAGTAACCATGCTGCTCCCTAGATGCTGGATTGATACAGACCATTGCAAAAACTTGATAGATGCGTTAAGACATTACCATAGGAAGTACATCGACAAAAATAGAATGTTCAGATCGAAACCTGTACACGATTGGAGTTCACACGCTTGTGATGCAATGCGTTACCTAGCAGTTGGTCTCCAAGAAATTAATACTAGACAATCAGCTCCACAAAGTGTAGCAGATAATGATTATAGGATTATTTAATTATGGGATCAATATTTAAACCAAAAATGCCAGCGTTGCCACCTGTGCAACCTTTGCCTGAACCCCCTGAAGCAGAATTGTCAGCAGAGGAAAAAGCAAAAATTAAAGCTGAGCAAGATGCTATTGAAAGAAGAAGAAAAGGTAGAAAGTCTACTATCCTTACTGGACCATTAGGCATACAAGAATCTGAAGAAACAAAACTTAAAACTTTATTAGGAGAATAATATGTTAGAGAAAATTAAAAAAGCTATTAAGAAAATGAAACCTGCAAAGAAAAAAGCAGAACCTAAATTTAACAACATGAATGATTTACAAAAAGGTGTAGCAGTAAATAAAGAAACAAAATCTGAAACTGTATCTGAAACTAAATCATCTTTAACATTTGGTAAGTAATGGGATCTAATAGTGCATCAACTGGTGGAGGTGGAGGAGGAGTTGGTCCAGCAGGTATTACTAAAAAAGGAACTTATGGAACTGTAAAAGATGCAAAAAAAACTTCAAGAAGAAATGAATTAAGAACTTTTATAAAAGATGGTGGAGTTACTGGAGCAATTATAAAAGGTATTACAGGAAAAACTCCTTATGAAATGAATTTAGAAAGACGACAAAAATTTGTTAAATCTAAAGGTTTAACAAGTGATGATATTAATATGGATGCTTCTTATCTTGGATCAAAAGAAGGTTTAGCAGAATTAAAAAAACAAGGTTACACAACTGCATCAGATAATCTTAATACTGGTGGTGGTAATGACAATAATGGTGGTGCAATAGCAAGTAGTGGTCAAGTAGTTCAAGCTCCAGAAGTAACTGCTCCAACTACAGCAGAAGTCTCACAAGCAACAACAACAGAAGCTGCAGAAGATAGTTTGATATTAAGAAAAAGAAAAGCAAAAGCTATAGGAAGAAATCCAACAATCATGACAGGCGTTACTGGTGTAACTGCTGATTTGACTTTAGGTAAACCAAGTTTATTAGGTAGAGCATAATGGCACAAACAGATAAAGCAAAAAATTTATTAAAACGATACGATCGTTTAAAAGCACAAAGACAAAATTGGGAAAGTCATTGGCAAGAAGTTGCAGACTATATGCAACCAAGAAAAGCTGATGTAACTAAAACAAGATCTAAAGGTGACAAAAGAACTGAACTTATTTTTGATGGTTCTCCATTACAATCAGTAGAATTATTAGCAGCATCATTACATGGTATGCTAACTAACCCATCTACTCCTTGGTTCTCTTTAAGGTTTAAACAAAACGATATGGAGAATGAGGATGAAGCAAAAGAATGGTTAGAAGATGCAACAGAAGTTATGTATGCAGCATTTAACAAATCAAACTTCCAACAAGAAATATTTGAACTGTATCATGATCTAATTACTTTTGGAACTGCTGCAATGTTTATTGAAGAAGATGATGAAGATATTTTAAAATTTTCTACAAGACACATTAACGAAATCTTTATTGCTGAGAATGACAAAGGAAGAATCGATACAGTATTTAGAAAGTTTAATTTATCTGCAAGAGCAGTAATACAAAAGTTTGGTGATGTATCAATGAACATCATGACTAAAGCAAACAAAGATCCATACGAAGAAGTATCAATACTTCATGCAGTATATCCTAGATCTGACTTTGATCCTAAGAAACAAGATAAACAAAATATGCCTTTTGAATCTGTATACCTAGATGCAGAATCTGGTGATGAATTATCTGTATCTGGATTTAGAGAGTTCCCTTTTGTAGTACCAAGATACTTAAAAGCATCACACGAAATCTATGGTAGATCTCCAGCAATGACAGCTTTGCCAGACGTGAAGATGCTAAATGAAATGTCAAAGACTACAATCAAGTCTGCACAGAAACAAGTTGATCCACCTTTATTAGTTCCAGATGATGGCTTTATGCTACCAGTAAGAACTGTACCTGGTGGTTTAAATTTTTACAGAGCAGGAACTAGAGATAGAATTGAACCATTAAACATTGGAGCAAATACTCCATTAGGTTTAAACATGGAAGAGCAAAGAAGAAACTCAATTAGAAATGCTTTCTATGTAAATCAATTAATGATGCAGAGTGGTCCACAAATGACAGCAACAGAAGTTATCCAAAGGAACGAAGAGAAGATGAGATTACTTGGTCCAGTGTTAGGTAGACTTCAATCTGAATTATTAAAACCATTAATCGATAGATGTTTTGCTTTGATACTTAGAAAGAATTTATTTAGACCAGCACCAGAATTTTTAGCAGGTCAAGATATAGAAATAGAATATGTATCACCATTAGCTAAAGCACAAAAGTCTACAGAGCTATCTTCTATTATGAGAGCAATAGAAATCTTAGGTA